TTGACGCTTTTGGGACTTGGCGTTAAACTAAGTCCCGTTTTTCCTGTCCAATCTAAGCCTAAGCCAAGGAAGGAATAGGAGCATGAACAACGAACATGACGAGCAAACTCGCTGGTTGGTTAGTTACCTTGAGACGCGCTTTGGTAGATTGGAGGACAGGTTAGACCAAGTCACATTGGCGCAGTCCTCTAAATTGGACGCACTTGAGGAGAAGGTGAACCAGTTGGAGAATGACCATCTGAAATTGTCCAATCAGGCTGGTCTGGTCAAGAATTTGCTTGCATTTGTTGGCACAGTTATAGTATCATTACTAGGTTGGCTGGCCTCTACCTTCCTGTTTCCACAGAAATGACCCCCCAGGACGTGTAACGGAGTAGAAGCCAGTTAACCCTCAACCATTAGGATTTAGAAATGGCTAAAAAAGACGTAATCAGCAAGATGAAGAAAATGATGCCCAAAGAAGGTGAAGGCAAAGGCAAGATGCTTGAGCTTTCCGTTGAGACTCCTGAAGAGGAAGCTTACGAGCACGCTCCGGGCGGCCCAGAAGAGGGTAAAGAAGAAGAGGAAATCAACATCCCCCTCGACGGTATGGAAGAGGAAGAGGGAATGGGAGAAGAAGCTGGTGAATCAGGCGAAGCCTCGCCAGACCTTGCCTCTTTCAGTGATGAGGACCTCCTGTCTGAACTAATGCGTAGAAAAGAAGAGGCTAAACCAGCTCCCAAGCCAGGGACTCCTGGACCTAAAGGTGGTTACTAAGCACCAGCGCCAATTTGGCCTAGCCAACCCACCGACCAGGAGACCAGCCTATGCGTAGTGTAACTACCCGTGGGCTTCTGGCTCAAATCAGAAGTCTACTTGATGAGAATAACGAGGCCGAGATTTCGGACAGCGAGGACCTAATGCCTGCGCTGAATCGTGCATTTGACGATGCTCTCGACATACTGGCACGTAAATATCCGGACTCAATAATAGCTAGCCAAGTGGTACCAATAGTACCCGGTCAAGCTATGTACGACATTCCAAAAGATGCCTACCAAGAGAGACTGGAAAAGGTCGAAGCTTTCGTTAACGGCTTTTACACTGAGATTAAGCGTATTGCCTACAATGACATTACGGCTTACGATGTACCTTCATCTGGTACCCCTTATTACTATGCGGTCATGGGTGCTCAGTATAAGTTAGCACCGCCTCCCCGAAACATCAATGGCATCCGCATCTGGTATATACCTGAACGTGGCCCACTAGTGGAAGAATATGGGCGAGTTAGTTCCATCAATACTCAGTTAGGGAATGGTACTAAGAAGACCAACGTCAGTTTGACGCAGGGCCTACTGATAATACCTATGGCATCGACCTCTGGCATCTCCGTGGGCTCAACTGTCGGTGTGACGGTAACCGGCTCGGAGAGTCCAGTTATACCTTGGGGTACAACTGTAACTCAAGTGATTACTGACACTAGTATCACTTTAAGTGCTGCACCTACAGCTACTGTGACCAAGGACCTTATCTTCAATGGTCAAAACTATGTGGTTGTAACTGATGTAGCAGACCCCACGCAAGTATCTAACGGAATTGACTCCTTAGCTTCTTTCGTTAACCTAATTGACAATAGAAGCGGCCTAATCAAGGCTACGCTACAGGTTCAATCTATTGATAACTTCAAACTCACCTTTAAGTCCATCCCGAGCCGGACTACCGTGCAGGGCAGAACTGTGGTGGGTCAATTGCCAGCTAGTGTCGAACGGGACGACTACTTGTGTCCAGTAGACGGCACTTGCATACCGCCTATGCGTTCTCCTCTAACTAACTTCCTCATCTCCTACACCGTAGCAGACATTAAGGCTATTAAGTTGGATGGCGACCCGCAAGTTGTGATAAAGATGCTGGATAAGTTTGAGCAGAGGGTTGAGAGGACCTGGGTCAGAAGAGAGCAAGAGTTGCGAGTTGGCAAGGCTTCCAGGATTTGGGGTCCAAGAGCCCGCAATTTCTGGAGTCGTACTCCGTCAAGTTAAGCTTAGATGTACGCCTAGGTTCCTACGTAAACCTCTCGTACCCCGTCAAGTTAATTGAGGCAACAATGGCAAGTAAAGCTAGCGTCAGTAAGATTAAGAAAGAGGATATGCCCTGCAATCAGCCTAAAAGGGCTGAAGCTGGAGCTAGTAAGAAGTCCGTGGTCAAGGCTTGTCAAGACGGAGAAGAAAAGCTAGTAAGGTTTGGCGATAAGGAACTGTCAATTAAGAAGGACCAACCAGACCGCAAGTCCAGCTATTGTGCTCGCTCAAAAGGTATAGGTAAGTTGAAGGATAAGTTCTCGGCCAATTATTGGTCTAGAAAGGCATGGGAGTGCTAATATGCTCGAGTTCAACGGCTCCACAAATAGACCTAGCATGAAGATGCAGCTTAAGCGTCTAAAGGACCAGTATCCAGATAAGGAACTGAACCAACCCATACAATATGACCAGGAGCTACCACAAGGGCAGCCCCCGGCTTTGGGGGAAATGGAACAAGCTGTATCTGAGCCTACAGGAACTCAGAAGAAGTTTCAAGAGAAAAAATTGGGATATAAGGATTTGCAATATGGCCAGTCACGACGCGGCAGATGATTCGTCTAGACCAAATTGGAAATACTTACAGATAATGCAAAAGGGCGTTACCACTCAACCCAACACTAGCCAAGGAAAGGCTTTCGATATGCCACTTAAGAAGGGCTCCTCACAAAAGACTATCTCCCAGAATATCAGTAAGTTGAAAGAAGAGGGCTACGACGCCCCAGGCCAGGCAGTAGCTATTGCCCTGGAGAAGGCTGGTAAGTCAAAGCCTAAGTTGAAGTCTGACGCCAAGAAAGACTAATCCAAACAGGAGCCAATATGGCTACTCGTTATCAAGATATCTCCTACGGACAATTTGGCGGTGGTATTGACGCTCTTTCCCCGGAGAGCAAGATACCCGACGGCTTTGTTGAATATTTACGCAACATAGACCCAACGCCTGAAGGAAGTCTAGAGAAGAGAAAGGGATACCAGCTCTACGGCTCGGTACCTACTCGCGTTCAGCGTATCTCCTATAGCCAAGATGAGACTAACCCAGCCAAGGGTGACCTCTGCTTCTATTTGGACGAGTCAGTAAACGTACTTAACCTTAAAAGTTCACCCATACTAGTTTATGGCCACACCAGTGAATGCCACCAAGCTGGCGACTGGTCCGACACCGACCGCTACAACTATTACCCAAGCTTCACCGTAGACGTTAGGCGAACCATACCAGCTGGGACTACCCAGACTGAAGTGCTGGAAGGGGCAGTACATAAGCAAGGTTCCGACCTAGAAATTATTACTGTTCAGGCCACTACTGCCACCACTACCTCTAACCTTCAGCTGATTGACAATGTATCCATTAACTCAACTAATGGAGACGTGAGCGCTACCTTTAGCAATTACCAAGCCAAAGACCTAAACATCTTCCTTTTGGCTAAAAGTAGGGAAGCTCAAGCTGGTACCTGTTACATTAAGCAGGTAACTGTTGCTAACGGTGCAACTGTCAACACCCAAATAGCTGCCACCGAGCACAACCTAAACAGCTTTGATGTGAATACCGTGACTTACCAGGTGGTTGGCGGGCAGTATGAGCAGGTTACTCCCAATTCAATTAGCATAGACCCTACTGGTGCCGTAAGCATTGCAGTAACCAATAATACTGGTTCTAGCCAAACTTACCGCTTCCTCCTTTTCAGTCCAGAAGATGCTCTTTCCACTCAGTGGACTGTACCTGGAGATAACCAATTAGTCCAGCCAATCTCCGTAACTGGTGATTTTCCCTTATTCCAGCTCTACGAAATGCTGGGTAATGGAACTAGAAATAGGATTTGGCCGGAGTCAATTGAAATTGATTCAGTAACTAAGAAGGCTTACATTACCATTAACAATGAGGGTAATGCAAACAGTTTAGACATTCGCTGCTATTGGGACTACGCTCCCCTGGTCAGCAATAGATTGTGCGTGGAAGCTAGCAATCCAAGTGCCAGTACTACTACTTTGACTGTACCAGCTTCTCAGCATTTACTTGGTAAATACCTTAGCATACAAGCTTCCGAGTCGCTAAACGTATTAGGTACCGATAACAGACAAGTACTGTCTGATGTTAGTCGTGTCAAACTAACTGACAACTCAGTGGAGGTGTCGCTAACTAACAACCTAAGCACCAGTTTCCAGGCTTGGATTCAATTGAAGGCCCGAAACTCGGTTACCGGTAGTTGCTACCATTACTCCGTTACTGTACCAACTGGCACCCATACTTTCACCATTAGCCAGGCTACTCATGGTATATCAAGTACACTACTTGGTCTAGACTTCTACAAGCAGACTGTTGACGAGTATTTGAGGATTAAGGAAGATTCACTAACCATTACTAATGGCGGTGATATACAATTCACCATGACCAATAATGAAGCTAGCTTTCAATTACTAGCTTATGTCTACAAAACTAATGCAGCTGATGTAGTGACCGGGTTCGCTCTACCTCAAACTACTAGCGCTATTACTGCGACTATGGGAGAATCACTCTTTCCCTATTTCAGCTGTTATTCAATTAAGACCGTTGGGGCAGCAATAACTAAGACTCGCGTTTACCCATCTAATATCTCACTAAACAGCAACAACAACTTAGCTTACCTAAGCTTCATCAATCAAGATGACATTTATACTGTGTCATTTTCTGGCGTGGGTGACTTTGTTAATCTAGTTGACCATGGTTTTGTGGCTGGGACTCCAATTAAGTTTGCTACTACGGCTGGCGGAGTTACAGCTGGAACCGTTTACTATGTTCTAGCTACCGGTTTAACTACCAGTCAATTTAAGATATCAACTAGTCCTAGTGGAACAGCTGAAAATCTATCAACTACTGCTAGCATTCAAATGTTTGCCTCGCTTAATCTATCAATTAATTGGGACTATGCTGACTCAGTCCATGGTACCTATTGCGTATCTCCTGCTGTAACTAGTGCAGACGGTTACGTAGACAACCAAGTACAAATGACTATCTGGGGCTTGCCTCACTCCAACCTTTATGGCGGAGCACCCAGCGGCTCAGCTCCTGGTTGGGTCAATCATTTAGATACTTACAGAGCGCAAGCTGAAGAGCGAGCTGTTTGTGGTCTGGGTGGCAACCTGTTTGCGGCTTACACTGGTACAGAATTGCAAATGCCAACTTACTTCCCTAGTCTTAGAGCTAGGTCCAGTGGTTACACAGTGATAGCACCTACGCTAATTGGTACTAGCGATACAGGACTTAGAACTAATGGCTGGATACAGTTTGAGGGTGGAGAGACAAATCAAGCTCAAGTTGTATCGGTAATCTACAATCCAATTACTGGCTGGGTAGACTATACTCTTGCTACTCCCAGCTGGAGTGCTAGCTCCTCACTTAGCTCAATTGTAACTAACCAAGACTATTTGACAGCTACAAATATGGGTTATCCAATTCACGCTGGTGAATTCCTAATCCGAGATATCTATGCTCTGGATTCTGACCGCATAGTGATTAGTGTATTAAATCCAAGTGTAGAAATAGGGGATTGGAACGACATAGATTCTGGCGGAAAAGCCGGACTCTTCTGTGATTCAATACCACTAGATAGAGCTGTTCCCTTCATTAAGGGCGACCGTATACTTAGCATAGACTGGGGCGAAGAACAATTCCTAGAAGCTACCGACACCAGCTCTGGGACCCAATTAAATCTAAAAGGTTTGTATGAGCCTGTAACAGTAGCAGACGGCCTGCTATTAGCTGGTAGACGTTCAGGCTACGTTATGCCAATACGCGAATTGAACGCAAATAGAACCACCTACCAAATGGTTCCTGGCGACATAATCCGTTACAATGACCTAGTTAGGGAATTGCGAGTCAAGTCAGTAAACGCAATAGCTGACCAAACGGTAACAATTACAGCAAGTAATGGGGTTGCTACAGTCGCCATAGCAGATAGCACTTGGCTTAATGTGGGACAACGTATCCTCTTAGTGAATTCCGGTTCTTTTACCGGAGAACAAGTGGTAACTAGCATCCCAGATAAGCATTCCTTTACCTTTGATACTAGCAGCACAGGTAGTGTAGGTGCAGCTACTCTGCAAGGCTATTATCTGGAATTGGATGAACAGTTAGATTGGTCTGACACTACCGACAACCTCTACTCTCTACAAATAGCTAGACGTTGGATTCCGGTTGAAGCGCCGCAGACGGGTTACCCATTAGTTAACCAAAATAGATTCCGCTATTTAAACGCCAATCCCTACGACTCCCAACCAATGCTGCGTTCCACCATGGTTCAGGACACCCTTTATTTAACCAATGGTGATGACGCTGTACAGCGTTTTGATGGAACTAGTCTGTCTAGAGCCGGGCTAATTAGATGGCAAGCTGGCCTCTTTCTAACTACGGACACGACAGCTAGTGCGACAATTAAATTGAACAATTATACTTTAGCTAGCACTAATATTTTAGGAGTAAATGCTAACGTATTAACTGTAACTAATGGTAAAGAAAAGTTCTTTACAGCGGGTGAGCGTGTTAGACTTGTATCTGTTACTAGTGGAGTAACTACCACTACAGATTACACAATCAGCGAACCACCCTATAGCCATGATAATCCAGCACAAGGCTTCATCCCTTTAGATGCAAAAACAGAAATAATTTTAGGTGATACTAATACCCTAAACCAACTATCTGTGTTCCGTTACTATTTCCGCCTCAACCTTTATGATGTGAACGACAACCGAATAGTGACTGGCGCTACTAATGCACAAGATTATGTAATTACCCTACATGATTCTTCAGCTATACACATGACGCTGCTCCGTCCAGCTTGGATAGACAATTATGACTATTCCAGAATTGACCTGCAAATCTATAGGACTAAGGCTGACGAGTCTACTAATTTCTATCAAGTAGCGACGTTGAAGCCTTATTGGGTCAATTCAGCACAGGCTTACATCCAGTATACGGATGTAACTAGTGACGATTCCTTAACTGAATTAGATTCCACTCTGTCTACCCTAGCTGGTATTGGCTTAGGTCAAACTTGGACTGGCCCGCTTCGGGCTAAGTACGTAACCAGCGGCAGCAATCGTCTGGTTTTGGGCAATATCAGAAGTTGGCCATCCATCAATCTAACTATGTCTGATACTGGCTCTGTCATCCAAGCTAGCTCGTTAACTGGACTGACTTGGTTATTGAGAAAGGACAATTTAGATTCTTTAACTACTACTGACAACTTAAACAGAATGCAATTTGAGTTCCTGGACTCGGGAGCTGTGTCCTTCACGCCTAATACAGCCCTAGCCATTGATGTGGAATCTGGACTGGTAACCTACACAGACGGAGCGCACGGGCTGCTTAACGCTGGCGATTGGTTCTACTTATTTAGAGATAGCCAAGTAAATGGAGCTTTAACTCGATTAGGTGGTTGGTATCAAGTAGTTGAGCGACTAAGTAGTACTCAGTTCACCTTCCAAATAGACCAGGTCTTGGCTGCTAAAATTGGTTCTACTCCTACAAGTTTGGATGTTAATAGGTTGGTACACGCTACGGACCCTAAAGATGTACCAGTTTGGCTTGGTACGGACGGCCTCTATTCCATGATTAATTCGCAAACTAGCACCTTACTGGGCGCTCGTTTAGTTAGTATGCGTCGTTTTGCTTCGGCTGTAAATGCGGTGCAGAATGTGTGTTCCACAACTGGATTTAAGCCTTGGGTTATTGCCTACGCTGGCGGGGAATATGCGCCTGGTCAAATCATATTTGAGACCCCCTATGTAAGCGATTCTACTCTTGAATTGGTGCTGCCAAACTACCGAGGATTCAACCTATTTGTAAATGGTGGGTTGGTACCAGCTAGGCAGTCAGTGCAGGCAGTTAGCCAGCGCTTTCCAAGCCGTCTAATTATGTCTTATGCCAACTACCCTGAACTATTTGATAGCCCAACTGCTTACTCTGACACTGAATCTGAATCGGCTATTGACGTTAACTCAGCAGATGGACAAGAGATAACCGGTATTATCCCATTCTTCGGTGAAGCGGCTTTTGGTGCAGCACAAAAGGATGCTATCCTTCTGGTCTTTAAGACAGCTTCCGTTTACCTCATAAATCTGGCCGAGAAGGCAGCTGGCCGCAATGCTGTACAAAAGTTGGACACTCGTGGCCTGGGTTGTACTGCTCCTTTCAGTATAGCACCAACTCAGAATGGTATAATGTTTGCTAACCAATCAGGCATCTACCGCATTACCACCGGTCTTGAGATGCAATACATAGGCCGTCGTATGGAACGAGTCTGGAAAGAGGAAGTAGATACTTCAGACGTATCCAACACTTATGGTCACTATTCGGCCCTTGAGAATAAGTACAAGTTGTCGATACCAATGAAGGACTCGCAAGTCAAGTACCCTACCAGCGCCTTGGTCTACAACACCGTTAGAGAGTATACGGCTGACGGGTATAGGGATGGAAGCTGGACCGTCTACGATTCTATGCCTTCGATTGGCTGGGTCAACCTACTGACTCGTTCCCTATTCGCTTCGCCTCACGGAGAAGTCTTCACTATCCGTAATACCAACACTGCAACCGACTATAGGGATGACGGTGCACCTATAACAGCGGAAGCTACGCTAAGGGCCCTGGACTTTGGTTCTAGCGGCATAAGAAAGACTGTCAGTACCTTCATACTACAGTTCCGCACTGCCATAGCTCCTGAGCAAGTGGTAGTGGAATCCGCCATTAACCTACTAGACCAGTGGGAAGCTCTAGACCCAGCTACGGTCAAGGGACGGCAGCAGGATTCACTCTCCACAGTGGATACCCCTAGAGTGGCAGTCATCCGTTTCACTTCCAACAGAAGGAAAGGGGTATTCTTCCAGCTTAGGGTTAAGAATAGCAATTACGATGAGGGTATGGACCTTTTGGGCGGCTCAGTACTAGTAGCTGCTCTGGGTCCTCAAGGGACTGTAGAGGCTGCGGATACCTAATGGTATCCTTTGCCAAGTTACCTAAGGGTAACCGGCTGCGGGTTGGCGTTTTTGAACGCTAGTGAAAAAACGACTTGACAGATGGGTGCGGGAATGTGAATATTAGTTCACCCCCCCCTACTGTGAGGGGTCTTTGAGGTCCTCGCTCGATAGGGCGAGTGGCCGATGAGACACCGAACTTAAGAGCTTGCTTAATCCCTTCCAATCTAGTAGACTAATTGAGTGAAGATGAGGCTAATATATGTTTCAACTCCTAAACAAGATTAAGCAAAATTCTCAGCTAGTTAAAAGAGGCAATCAGCTCTTTGACCTAGTCAATGAATCTGCTACTCAACAAGCTCAGCGTCAGGGTATTCCTGTAGCCGGGACTACTTCGCCTCAAGCTGCTGCCGATATGGGAGTAACTCAGGACCAGGCCAAAATGGCAGGGTCTAGTGCTCAATTGCAGAATGTCGAGCGATTGGCTCTACGGCCAACTACCAGTCAGCGTCAAGTTGAGGAGATGAAGCAAACTAGGACTGAGAAGACTGCTGACGAAAAGAGAAAAGAAGCTCAAGCTGCTCAACTGGGTCAGTTTGGTGGGCGCATTCAGGGCGTGGTTCAGCAAGCCATGAAACGCATTGCTCCAACTCAAGCAGCTGGCGCTACTCCTCCTCCTTCTTTGGATGCGGACAAGTTCAGTTCTTTGGGACTGGACCAGACTAAGGCTGAGGCTATTAAGCCCTCGATTGAAGCCGCTCTTAATGGTACCGCTACTCAGGAGCAATTAGCCGATATAGCTAACACCCTACCGGGACTTTCCACCAGTTCCACTCCTGCTCAAATCACTGAAAAACTTGAGAGTCTTCGACAGACTCCAGTCAACTCAATAATTAGCAATACACAAAAGCTGGTTCCAAATCAGCTTACTGTAGGCCAACTTAGCGATACAGAGATTCAATCTCTAGGATTTCAATCTAGACAAGACTTGGCTAAGTCTTTAGGTCTAAATCCTGATGAGATAGATACTCAGAGTATGGACCAGCTCCAAGCTGCGGCTAGCTCTCTGCAACAGCAGGATTACGCAACAGTTAAACAGTTACAAGCTGCCATAAATGACCCTAGCCTTTCTCCTGCTGCTAGAGCAGAGGCTCAGGCTGTACTGCGTCAAATGGGCACGGCTGGGGTTCAAGCTACTGAAGAGGATTTCGCCAAACTTAACGCAGATATCCAAAATGCCGACGTAATTGAGTTGGATGGTAAGCCCATGCAAATAGCCGAACTGCTATCTGATGAGGGCGTGTCTGCAGCTGTTAAGGCCTATTTAACTGACCCCAAATATGCAGAGCAATTGCGTACAATTAGTCCAGGCCTGGCCGATTTTATTGACAAGAATAAGCAGGCTCTATCAGCTGCCAGCAATCAGCTGAGTAAGGAAGTAGACCAGCTAGCTAAGACGCAAGCTGACAATGTTAAACTTAGTAAGACTGATACTGGTATTCCTATCAGCGATGACTTAAATAAGTTGGTCTACGGGGACAAATGGAACAAATTTGGCGGTACAGCGCTAGCTCCAAGTAATGCCCATAAGATATTGAACGACCCCAACAATACTAAAGAGTATAAGGAAGCTTACGTTAACTTCCTCAATTCAATAGCTAAATCTAACCCAGACTTAGCTAAGCAGTTTGCCGATTATTCTTATGAGCAACTCAAGGCCTCCAAACTAGATAGCCCCAACAATGTAAATGCCTATGCTAACTATCTGTCTCGAGCTAATAGCATGAATAAGGTAGCTGACCCAGTGCAGGCTATCTCTGTAATGTTCCCTACTTTAAATGACACTAATGGCTTAAATGACATGATTAAGTCTGCCTCTGCTTTGAGCAAGGCTGGGATGATGAGTCCAACTGGTACTAGGATATTGGAGTTGTTTGGAAACGCCCCATTAGACTTAAATGATAGGTCTCCAGCCAATATACAAAGAATGCAAGACTTACAAACTAAGTTAAAGCAATTCTTTGCCATTGACGCTAAGGGTAACCCATTAACTCCAGTTAAAGATGGGCAGGTTGTTGACCTATCTGCAATACCCAATCTGGACTCGCTAGTTAAGCAATTGCAAACGGACTACAATAAGGCTAAGGCAGACCCGGTATTAGAGGCTGCAATGGACGGAGTTGTAGACTCGGATGAATTGCAGAAACTGGCTGGAGCTAGAAGTGCCAGTGATTTGACCTCACTGTACAATAAATTGTCAGCTGGTGGTCTAATAAATGAAAGTGGACAAACGCTTAAAGATTTGATAAATAAACAAGCAGAGAATGAATTCTTGAAAGCTATCTCTTCTATAGGCATACTGCAAACTTTAAAGACTAGTAAAGATACACCTACTTTACCTAAAGATTTGGTTGGATTGCAGCAACTTAAGAATCAGATACTGGATGCTAAGAATCAGGTTAGTCCAGAAGTTAAGGATAAATTCAATCAATTGTTAACTACCGTTTCTAACAAAATTGCCCTATTGCAACCTAAGTCCTCGCGTTGGGATGAGCGTCCAAAGACTCAAGCTGGTAGAACTGGAAGGATACAATAATGGCTGACCAGGTACAACAACAAGCACCTCAATCCCTGTTCCAGCAAGTACAATCCAACTTGCAGAAGATGGCTGCACCTCAATCTATGTCTGGCATCTTAGGTGCCACTCAAGACGTAGCCAAAATCTCCCAAGCTGCCACGGGTAAGGCTGGTGCTGCTCCAGGCATGCAGGGCCCACAGCGAGATACACAACAGGAATTGGCTGTAGTTGACCAAGTACAACAAGGTCAAAAGGCCATATCTAGAGATGCTCAATTGAGTCAGTTGGCTATGCAACAAGCTGACCAGCAGATGCAAAATGAGGCCGTTTTCCAAGATAAGAAGTTAGATGAAGAAGAATTGAACCGTTTGGACCAATTCCATCAAGTGCAAGGTAAGATATTGCAAGAGTATGCGACTGGTCAACGCCAACTTGACTTAAGTAAAGATAAAGCTAAATTGGAGCAATTAGGGTTTGCCTCCCGTCTATCCAATGATAAATACGTTAGGGACTTGCAACAGCAAGCGAATAAGGCTAGACTATCGGATGCAGCTCGCTTCTCAGAGGAACTGACTCGTACAGTCTTCGCTGATGAGGAAGAATTGTTCAGAAATGACCTTAACTTCAGGGCACTTATGGCAGCTGACCAGCGACAATTCACTGAAGCTACAGCTCAGATTGACTTGGACTTTGCCCTCTCCTTAGCTAATGCTAAAGGTAGAGAGGAAAGTGCTCAATCTATGTGGCGCGGAGTCGGTGGAGTAATTTCGGCTGGTGCCCAATTTGCTACTTCGGACACCGGCTCTAAATGGTTGAATCAATTTTTTGGTGGAAGTACCCTAACTCCTACTCCTACAGCAATAGAAGAAGCGGCTGGAATGTCTATGCCCACCCAGCATCAATTCAATCCTAGTCAGGACTTGAATTACACTCCCGTAACTAACCCATTATTTGGTGGTAAGTAATGGCAATTACTGGTTCAACAATAGCAGCTTTAAGTCAACAGATGCCAGGACAAAACCAGAAGGTAGCTACTGGTTTGCAAGAGGCTGCCAAGACTCAGATGCGGCAGCAATTAGCTGGTCAGGGCCCAATGCCTGTGCAGCAGATTCAAGCTATTGGCCAGCAAGCAGCTGCTCAGCAAGGCCAAGCTAAGTTACAGGTACAGCAGCAAGGGGCGCAAGAGGCTCAAAAACTTGGCGGCTTAGCCCTAAATCAAGACCAGCAAGATAAGCAAATGAAGCTGCAAGCGCGTCAACTTGACCTAGCTAAACAGGCTAGGAAGAATACCGAGCTACTTAACAATCTGGATTCAGAACTGAAATCTCGCCTACTGGATGACCAATTCCAATTTCAGCAAGATGAACTTGGCCGTACCCTATTCAACGAACGACAATTGATGGACTATAAGATTCAGACGGCTAAGTCAGATTTAGAGATGCAAGACTTCGAAGATAAGATGCGCCAAGCTAGTCAAAGGAAACTGCAGCTACTACAATCGGCTCAAGCTAGATTGGACCAAGAGTTGAAGCAGGGCTTTCAGCGGGGTCAACAACGGTTGGACCAGGAAATGCAAACTAGATTGGCGCAAGCCAAACGTGACTTAGAAGAGAAGATACGCAAAGAACGTGCCAAACAAGCAAATAGAGCTAGTATGTTTAGTGCCGGTGGGGCCATAGCTGGTGCTTTAGGCGCTGCTGCCATAATTGGTACTGGCGGAGGAGCCGCCCCGCTAATTGCAGGCATGGCCGGTGGGTCAAGTTTAGGCAGCGGATTGGGTTCAATCATTTACGGAACTGAGAGGTAAGATATGGCTAAACGTAAAGGGCTAAGGGATTCTTTAATGGACCAACCCACTGGTTTACCTTCAACGGAGGCTAAACAAGCAGGTCTATTTGACGCCCAGGTTGATTTAGAAGAAGCAGAAAAAAGTCCAGAAAGTCTGCAAGCTAAGGTAGACGCCAGCCAGGCTGAGTTGGGCCGAGTAAACGAGGCTATCAACGCCTTGACGGGGGCTGTTAAGGCTTCAGATAAGCCTAGCGCCACCTTACTGAATAAGTTAGGTGAATATAAGACTAGACGAGACGAATTAGAAAAAGAACTGGCTTCCACAAAACCAAGTACACCAGGTATAGAACAGGGTCCCCAACCCACTACCGGCCAAGCTACGGACAATCTAGATTTAAGAATTGGACAAGAAGGACCTAAAACCTTGTCTGAATCAATAAATAGAATGGCAAGTCCTAGTTCCGCTGCCACAGCTACAACTACTAAACCAGCTTTAGGTGCTGGAAAGGGCCTTGAAACAGCTAAACCGGATTATTTCGCCCAAGCCGAACAGGCTAGAACTGCTAGCGAAGGTACTTTACAGGGTAAATTGACAGAAGCTGAAGCTAAGCGTGAAGAGGCTAGGGGCAGAGCTGACATAGGTCAACTAGCCGAAACTTTAGGTAAATCTTTTGCTCAAATTGGTGCAGGTCAGGCTGGACTCAAATCTGGCATGAATCTTGCGGGAGCGGTTACAGCTGCTCCTGGAGTAGATTGGGAAGCTAGAAGAAAAGAAATACAACACGATTATGAGTTACGTTTAGGCGAACTTAAAGACCAGCGCAAGGATTTGGCTGATAAAGCAGACCGTCTGGAGAAGCGGGGAGAATTTGAGGCGGCTCAAAAACTTAAGAAAAGAGAACTGGATTTGCACGAGCGTCAAATTGACCAACAAGGCAGATACCAGAATGCTGAGATTGATAATGCCAGAGCTAAAATTGAGGCTAGCAAAAAGTCTTTGACAGACGAGCAGTTTAAGCAAGCCAATAAGGCCATCGACCGCTACGATGCTGCGGCAAAAAATTACCGTGAAGCTACTCAAATCTACGATAAGATGGATACAGCTTACGACACCTACAAAAATGCAAAAAATGATAATGAGAGAATTTACGCAACTGTGCAGTTAGTTATGTTAAATAACAAAGCTCAAGATAAGAATTCTACAGTTAGGGAAGCGGAATACGACCGGTTAGCTAGAAATGGTCAATGGTCTGCATTAATTAACTTAGCCGAAAAAGATGGAGTATTGCCAGCTACTAAGGAATACTTAAAAAGTATAATAGCAGGTGGAGGTACTCCCATACTGTTACCACAACCGCAAGTAGACGCCCTTTATAAAACAGGGGCAATACAAAAAACTGGCGATGTTAACAGATTTGCTAGCGAACTAGGGGATATACGTCATAGCGAAGAGAAATTTGGTATTGTTCCATACAGTCCAATTCGTCCAGAGTATGAGAAACTAATTAAGGGAACGGAGCAGGCTACTCAACCGGCAGGCAGTCAAGCACCTAGTCCTTTTGGGCAAGGTACTAGCGTAACCACCGCCCCTAGCGCAGAGGCTTATTTGAAAAGCAAAGCAGGTAAGTAATTATGGCACTCTTCAGTAAAGATGGTAAGGAATTTGTTGACATAGCCGATGATGCCGGTGACCTTGATAAGATGAAGGAAGCCGGATATCAGCCTTACATGGCCTATACTAGCAATGGTAAGGATTATGTGACTTTACCTGCTGAAGTTAAAAATGACAAATTAATGAAAGAAGCAGGTTATAAATCTAAGAGTGAATGGGAGCAATATCAGCAGATTCAAAAGGATTCAAAGGTCAAATATTCGGGTACTGAAGCCTTCGGTCAAGGTCTGTTAGAACAAGCCACTATGGGTTTTTCTGACGAGCTAGCTGCGTTTATGGCTAAGGGTTCCTACAATAAGAATTTGGAAGCCCAACGCTACCTGCAAAAGCAGGCCGAAGAGCAACAACCTACTGCCAAAATGGCAGGTGAAGTTACCGGAGCCTTAGTCGCCGGTGCAATGGCCCCAGCCGCCACTGGCGCTAAAACTGTCAGCCAAGCAGTTGGTAAGGGTATGCTAAGCGGAGGTATACAAAACGCCTTGCAATCCTACGGTGAGTCGGAAGAGACCAGTCTGGCGGGACAAGCTAAAGATGTAGCTAAAGGGGCTCTAACCGGTGCAGCCCTAGGCGGTATAGGTGGAGCATTAACTAAACCAGCAGAATCTGCAGCTAAATTAGGTCAATTAGCTGAAGCTACATCGGAAGCAGTGCAACCGGTAACTAAGGCAGCTAAAAGCGCAGTTGAATTAGGTGTATCGGCTGGTAAGGCCGGAGCTGCTGAAGCTCAAAAATATTGGCCGGTAGGTTTAGTACCAGGAATAGGTAAGCCTGCTATGGGCGGTATTTTTGCTAAGGGAGCTATCACTGACCTAGTTGACAATGTGAAAGCTGGTAAGCAATTTTCTACCTTTGTTAGGACTTTACGTGAAGATTTGGGAGAATCTGCTCGCAAATTGGATGATTCCACAATATTTAATAGCTACTTAATCCAACCAGGAGACAATGCTGCTAAACGCTTTTTAGCTGATATGATTGGTAAAGAGCGTGGGCTCAAGTCAGCACAGGTAGATGAATTGCACAAATACTTTGTAGAAGCTCCCGAATTGAGTAGGTCAGCTAGACGTTGGAATTTAGTTGAAAGAGCAGACGAGGTATCTACTGAATTAAAAGACGTAGCTAGAAATGCACAAAAAGAAGCCAGTCGTCATTTTGAAGAAGCAGAACAGCTAGCTAAACAGAGATTCCCACAACAAGATACTGCTATACAAGATGAATTGGCTAACGCTTTGCAATATATGGATAAAAAGGCACTATCTGGTTCGGCTAGGGAAGCAATAGAAAGTGCTTTTCATGAATTACATGACGACGCCACCCGCATGGGTAAATTGGATATAAGGGATTCTGCTGTACAAAATCAGGCAGAAAAAGTATGGGATTCTTTAAGTCCGTCTGAACAGTACGACCGATATAAGGCAGCTAGGGATGTATTGCAAGCCTCGATACCAAACCCCAAAAAGGTACCAATAAGCGAATGGAATCAAGGTCAAAAGAAAAACCTTGAATTAGTTAAAGCTATCAATGGTAAAATGAATGAAGTAGAAGAAAAAGTCGCAGCTAATGCTCAGTATTCGGCCTGGAAGGGCATAAAAGACTTAATGGAAGATAAAGAGCTATTTGGTGAGGACTATTCTGCTAGCAAAATTCGCTCTCTGTTAGGAGATACCAATGCAGGAAAACAACTGCAACTTAATATTAACAAATTGCAAACTCAAATAGAAGAAGCTAATTTACCAGAAAGTCAAGTAAAACCACTACTTGATACAATAGAAAAGTTACGAGATTTTAAGCAAGCCATAGTTGGTCAAAATGACCTAAGTAAGACCATGAGTGAGATTAAGAGTCTGGATGAGGCTACTCTTCGTAGACTTGACCGTTTGGTTGGCAAGGGCTCATTAGCCAGCGAGGTTCTACGTAGCCCCGGTCAGTATACAGCTGCTCAGCAGAGTTTACAGCAGGAGTTTGAACAATTAGCACAAACTAAGTTTCAGAAATCATTCAATGATTTGTCTCAAAGAGAGAAATTACAAATAATGGGACAACAATTAAAAGGAGTCAAGAAATGAGTTCGTCGTTATTAGCAGTCCTAACAGCAGCCGGTGCAGTATTTGGTAAGGTATTACTTAACCTACTAGCTAGTCTTTTGACCGAGACAGTGATGAAGCGCCTAATAGTATTTGGGCTTAAGAAAGTGGTAGATAAGACTCAGAGTGACGCAGACAACCAGATTCTGGCTATTTGCCTAGAAGCTTGGGGAGAGCCAGCCGCTAAACCTGAA